TTTGGTAGTGTTATAAATTTAAGAAGTCAAGACCCATTACCAAGTGGTACTGAAGGTGATTTAGCAGCATCTGGTTCTAATCTGTTTTTCCATAATGGAACTGAATTTAAACAAGTAGCATTTGTATAAAAAATACTATAAACAACTAATTGGTTGTTATATATGTATATTAATTAATATAACCTAAAAAAAAGAGAGAAAAACTATGAATTCAAACACAGTATTAGGTAAGATTATGACTATGTTATCATTAGATAATAAAGAAATTAAACTTACCGTAGCAAAATTAGCTGATGGTACTCTTGTTGAATCTGAAACTTTTGATGTGGGTGAAGCCGTAGAGGTTATCCACGAAGATGGAACAAAAACTCCTGCTCCTGATGGAGAACACTTATTAGAGTTAAGAGATGAATCTGATGAAATAAACAGAATCAAAATCTTTACTGAAGGTGGAATCATCAAGGAAAGAGAGAATGTTGAAATCGAAGCAACAAAAGATGAAGATAAACAAGAAGAAATGGCTGATGTTTCAACAGAGGAGGTAAAATCATTACCTGAATCTGGTGAAGTAGAAGAAACTTCTGAACAAGTAACTCTTGAATCGGAACCTGGAATCGCTGTAGATGAGGAGGTGGTTGATAAGGAAGCGGATATCGTTAACTTAACTACCAAATTGGAAGAGCAAGAGGAAAAGATTGAAGAGATGAAAGAAAGAATCGAAGAACTTGTAAAGTATTTTGAGGAAATCAAAAAAGAAGAAGAAGAATTAGAAGAAGAAGAAAAGAAAGAAGAGGAGTTAGAATCTAAGAGATTAGATGGAGCACCTACTGAAAAACCTGCTTACTTCTCAAAAAAGAAAAACAATTTTAAAATAGGGAATTATAGAAATTCTGTTATTTCAAAAATGTATAAATAATTTAATTAAAAAAAAAAGAGAGAAAAACAAAATGAGAAAAATTGAAAAATTATCAACAGGACAACCTGTAATCAATAACTCTACATATGCTGGTGAAGCTGCTGCTGATTATATCGCTGCTGCTTTATTATCTGCAAGAACTCTTGACAATCAATTGGTAACTATAAAACCAAATGTAAAGTTCAAAGAAGTAATTCAGAAAGTAGATGTATCAGGTATTGTACAGGATGCGAGCTGTGACTTCGTAACAAGCGGAAGTGCTTCAATCGAAGAAAGAATACTTGAACCAAAAGAGTTACAAGTAAACCTATCACTATGTAAACAAGAATTTGTAGATTCTTGGAATGCATTACAACTAGGATATTCTGCATTTGATGAAATACCAAGAAACTTTAATGATTTCTTAGTATCATATGTAGGAGGAAAAGTTGCTGAAAAAACTGAACAAGATATCTGGCAAGGTGATTCAAGTACTAATGGTGAGTTTGGTGGATTCCAAACTGCATTATCTGCATCTGTAGCTTCAGGTGGAGCATCTGATGTATTACCTGCAAAAACTGATGGAGATGGAGCAATCGTTTCTGGTTCTATAACATCTGCGAATGTTATAGATACTTTATCAGCTGTATATGATTCTATTCCTTCTGCCGTATATGGTAAAGAAGATTTAGTAATCTATGTTGGTTCTAAAACTGCAAGAGCTTATCAATCAGCACTTAGTGGTGTAACTAATGTTGGTTCATTCAACAACCAATTAAATGTTGGTGAGAAGCCATCTAACTTCCAAGGTGTAGAAATCGTTTTATGTCCTGGTTTAGGTGATGACAAAATCGTTGCTGCACAGAAATCTAACTTATTCTTCGGAACAGGTTTATTATCTGACCACAACGAAGTAAGAGTTCTAGATATGGCTAACCTTGATGGTTCGCAAAATTATAGAATTATCATGCGATACACTGCTGGTACACAATTTGGTATTGGACAAGATATCGTTTACTACGGAGCATATTAATAATAACTAATAACTAAAAAAGGAGAAAACTTATGTCATGTAACATTACCGCCGGAAGGCAAGAAGTCTGTAAAGATTCAGTAGGTGGACTACAAGGGGTTTATTTTGTAAACTTTGAAAGTGGTTCATTCACTAAGAATGGAGACGGAGAAGTAACAGATTTATCTGGTACTACTGTATATTACTATGAACTTAAGGGAACTTCAGCGTACACCGAAACAGTTAATTCATCAAGAGAGAATGGAACAACATTCTTTTCACAAGAGACAACTCTTAACTTGAAGAAACTAACTAATGAGATGACTACGCAATTAAAGTTATTAGCTTATGGACGTCCTCAGATTATAGTATGGACAAACTCTGGAGATGCATTATTAGTTGGAGAAGAACATGGAGCAGATTTAACTGCAGGAACTATTCAAACAGGTGGAGCGTTAGGAGACCTTTATGGTTATTCTATCACGATGACTGGTGAAGAAAAGTTACCAGCATCATTCTTATCTGGTTCAACAACAACTGACCCTTTTGCAAATCTAGCAGGACAACCTACTATTGTATATTCATAAAGGAACTTTAAGAAGCCTTAAGTAAAATACTTAATAAGATAGAAAACCTCACTTCGGTGGGGTTTTTTTGTGCCTATGTCTTTTTAATGATAAGTTAATGTTTGGTTGTTATATACATAAAGATTAGATAATTATGCTATCATACTACATCAGTCAATCAAATGAATTTGTTGTTAGAACTCGTAATACAGGCTCTAACGATGTATTTACATTAAAACTAGAAGATATGTTAACATATCAAACATCTTCTTATGCATTAAGTGGTTCTTATTCATTTAACCCATACGAGAATATACTAACATTCTCACAATCATTAGAAGGAAGTGTAGAAACAGGTCAAGAGTTTTTTGTAGAGATTAGTGGTAGTAATAGTGGTTCGATATATTATGGTTCTATGCAAGTGTTTGGTTCTCAATCAATTGATAAAGCAAACTATACAACACAAAATGAAAAGTTTGTATCTAATGTAACGGACAATGATTATATTGTAATTTAAAAAGTATTATGAAAGAACAAGGTAAATTTAATGTAATAAACTTCTCAAGACAAGATGTACCTATTGTACAAGAAGATGTAAAAACAAGATACCAATGGGTGCCAGTTGGTGTATTAGACCAAGATGATTATTTTGGTTTATTAACAGAAGCATACAACACTTCAACAACCAATGCTGCTTGTATAGAAGGAGTTGCTGATTTAATTTATGGGAAAGGTTTATTTACTAAAGAAGAAATAAAACAAAACCAATTAGATAAAATAGTACCACCAGAGGATTTAAGAAAAGTTTCTTTTGATTTAAAGTTGTATGGTAATGCTGCATTCCAAGTTATATGGAATAAATCACATACACAGATTGAAAAGATATATCATACACCAGTACAAAACCTTCGTGCTAAAAAGATTTATGGTTTAAATAAAATAGAAGGATATTACTATTGTGTTGATTGGACTGACCATAGAAAACAGAAAGAGAAACAATTTATTCCTTCATTCGGTACATCTAATGAAGAAATGGAAATTTATTATGTAAAAGAATATGAACCTAATAGGTATTACTATTCATTACCTGATTGGATTTCTGCATTACAGTTCTCGTTTAGTGAAGCTGAATTATCTAACTTACACCTTAACAATATAGAAAACGGTTTCTTGCCTGTTGCAATGGTTAACTTTAATAATGGAGTTCCTGCACCTGAAGAAAGACAAACAATAGAAAGTTTATTAGAATCTAAATTTACAGGTACAAGAAACGCTGGTAGATTTATGGTATCGTTTAATGATGATGCAATTAACAAACCTACTATTGATACACTACCGATGGAGAACTTACACGAGAAATATCAGTATGTTGCTGAATATGCTCAAGATAGAATCCTAGTAGCTCACAGAATTGTTTCACCTTTATTATTTGGAATAAGAACTGCTAACAATGGTTTCTCATCTCAATCGGAAGAAATGAAAACTGCATATTCTATTATGCAAACAATGACTATATTCCCTTTCCAAAACTTACTTATAAACTGTTTATACAACATATTTAAGGTAGGTGGTATAAACATATCAGATTTATATTTTGAACAACTGACACCTCTTGTAATCCTTTCTGATACATCAGATGATACAGACCAGAGTATAGAAGAAGTTCAAGATGAGATAGATGATAACTTACAAGGAGGAGAAGGAGAACAATCAGAAACTAAACAAGAACTTAACAAAGAGTATGAACCAATAAGACCAACAGATTTTGGTTTTGAATCACACTATGACTCTGAATAAAAACAATATAAGATTATGGCATTTGGATTATTAATTACACGAAACGATATTATCAAGAACACACCTCTTGGGGGTGCTATTGATGCGGATGCTCTTCTACCATTTATTAGAACAGCACAAGAAAAATACATACTGAATTTATTAGGGACAGTTCTATACAATAAATTACAAGATGATGTAGAATCACAAACTGAGTTTACAGGTTATTATGAAACACTTATAGAAGATTATGTAAAACCTACATTACTTTGGTATGCATGTGTAGAATATATTCCATTTAGTTCAGTACAATTTAAATCTAATGGTGCTGTTAAACAACAAAGTGAAACAGGAATAGCACCAAGTAAAGGAGAAGTAGATTACCTCTTAAACAAAGCATTGAATAATGCAGATTATTATTCAACAAGAATGCAAGATTGGTTAATTGCAAATAATGAAAACGTACCTGAGTATAATGAAAGTACAGGAGATTCAACTATGATATATCCTGACCAATCTAATCAATACTTTGGGGGAATACAATTATAAGATATGAGTACACCATCACAAACACCAGCAAGAAGCCAGATTGTAAAGAATAGTGCAGAGAACTTTTCTTTATATTACAATACTTTAAATTTCTTCAAAACAATAATGAAGAATCATCCAAGTATTGCAAAAGTAACTCAAGGTGATATATACAATTTTGATGCAACTGAATTTCCACAATACCCAATTGGTAATGTGTTAATTTCAAATGCTAACTTTGGACCTACTGTAACAGAGTACCAAATTCAGTTAATAGTTGCTGATAAATCAAAAGTGATGAGGTATGACAAAATGTCAGATGAAAGAGAAAATAAACAAATTGTTCCTTTTGATGGGACTGATGATGTGGTTGATATACATGCTAACACATTAAGTATATTAAACGATTTAACTGCATATACACAAAAGAGTAACTATGGAATGGAGATAAACTCCGATATAAATTGTACCCCCTTTGCAGACCGGTTTAACAACGGTCTGGTGGGTTGGTCATCAGAGTTTACTTTAACTGTTCACAATGATAAAAATCGTTGTCTTTTTTTTTTGATAGTACCCGATGGTAGTTATTTTAAAGTAAAAGATTGTGAAACAGATGAGTTGTATAGTGCAGTACTAAGTACAACAGGTAGTATAGGACAAGTATTTGCAACACAATACGTACCTGATAGTAAACCTGAGAGTTATCTTACAAGTTATGATAACATCAGATGTTTTGAAATATTAGAGGAGGTAGAAGATAGAGATGATTATGATTTCTATAATTTACCAGTATTAGCAATACCATATGAAGATTTTGGTGATTGTGCTCTATGTGAATTATGGACAACACCTAAAGTTTGGGATACAACACCTGAACGATGGGATAACAATAAAATAGATGATGCACTAAGAAAGTGGCAATATACATAAAGATATGAGTAATTTAAAAGATTTATTTATCAGTCAATCCTTTTATGGGATTGTAAATTTAGAAAATTCAACATCACCCATTACATCACAAAGTGGGGATGTAGAATTACAAGATGGTATTGGAACTAATCTTGGACTAAGAACTAATGCAGATAACCAAAAGTTTACAGTTGTAAACAATTTTCAAGTTGATGGTAATGCTGAATTCAATGGTAATATTGATGTTAGTGGTTCTTGGATACATACAGGTTCAATTGATGTACTTGGTAATGTAACTGTTGAAGGTAATGTTCAAGCAAACATAGCAACCTTTGATACAGTTAATACACGATTACTTCATGTAACAGAAGAATCTGCTAGTGTAATATTCTCAAGTGGTTCAAATGTTATTGGTGATGATATAACTGATGTTCAAACTATTGTAGGACAAACTACAATTAGTGGAGCATTAGATTTATTAGATGGTACAAACTTAAGAGTTATAGATGGTGATATATCATCTTCAACTGTAAGTGGTATTGGTAATGTAACAACATATTCTTCATCGGTAGATAGTAGATTAGATGCATTAGAAGGACCTTTTAGTACATCAGTAGATTCAAGATTAGATAGTTTAGAATCATTTGAAACAGGACAACAAGCTAGAAACTCTGTATTAGGTACATACACGAGTTCTGTTGATAGTTCTCTTGCAAGTATTAACTCATTTACATCTTCAACAGAAAGTTCCTTAAACTCTCTTAATTCGTTTAGTTCATCAACTGATAGTTCTTTAACATCTATCAATTCATTTACACAATCTGCTGATACATCAATCACAGCATTGAATTCATTTACTTCATCACAATTATCAATCAATAGTGGATACAATTCTTTTACACAATCAACAGATACAGTACAAACACAACAAAATAATAGATTAAATTCATTAGAACAATTTACACAATCTGTTGATTTAGATTTTGTAACAGATGCTCAATTTAATCCTTATACACAATCAGTAGAAAATACACTAGCAACACTTGCAAGTACTGGTTCTAATACTTTTAGTGGTTCGATAAACGCAGAAGTAATACCTTTAACAATTACATCACAAACTGCAAGTATTGATTTTTCACAAGGTAATTTCTTTACATTAACATTACCAAACTCATCAATTGATACACACATAGATGCAAGTAATATAAAAGCTGGTATGACTTCTAATGTAAGAATAAATACTATTGGTTCTGGTTCTGTTTCTTTTAGTAGTGATTTCCAATTTCCAGTATTAAATTCTTATATACCATCAACATTA